ATTGCAGCATTAGCAGCCGTAAAGGTGTTAAGCATGTTGTTTGATTCTACATACGGAATACCGAGTAGCGTTCCTGCGCCTATGCCGTTAGCGGTCATACGCTGTTGCCAATAATAGTAGCCGCCTGAGTTTTCCAAAGTTTCAAGATACAAGCGAGCTTTCGGGTTCAGGATAAATCCCAAACGATCACCCGGGACATCTGCAAGCGCAAGATACTGAATGAGTTTTTTGAAGTCATTGACAGTATTTGATATAGCAGTTCCGGCAGATGCGAAGCTGTTTCCCGCCCAACCGAGCAAGCCTTTAGGCTTATACTGAGTGCCTGTGCCATAGATATATGCACGGTCAAGATCGCGGCTCATTACACGCTGCATGTCATTCATTACAACTTGGCCGGTAACGGCTGCCGCACGGATAAGCTCTTTCGTATACGGCACTACGTTCTGCAAGTATTTCTCTGTCATGGTAACAGTTCCGGTATTTACGTCTGTAGCGTTGGTAGTTTTCCCTTCGCCTCTCCATGTGCCAGATGAGCCGGCAGTTACTTTACGCCATGTCAAAGTCCCTGCAAGCGGCACAACATTAGCGCCGAGCGTAGTAACGGCAATTTTCGGATACCACAAATCCCATATTTCATTAGCATAAGCCGGGACATGCAAAGCTCCACCATCGGTAAAGTTTACAAGTTCCATTGATTTTACGACATCTCTGCGCTCTTCTTTCAATGCCAAGTCAGCAGGTTTAATACCTTTTTCTTTAGCACGTAAGCCGAAGCTCAACAGTTCGCCATAGTTCTTTTTTGCCGCAACAGTTTCCGGTGCCGTCTGCTTAGTTTTCATCTCTTCTATAGCAGCATCAAGCCGTTTCGTATTTTCGGCAGTTATCTCATCCATTTTCGCGCCAAACTTCTCCTCAACCATCTTTACGGTTTCGTCAAGAAGTCCGGTAAGTTCTTTTTTCATTGTTTCATCCATAAGTTACCCTCCTATTTTTTACCAACGATACGAGCCTGCACATCACTGAAGATAGCTTTCATCGTTGATAAAGTTTCTGCTTTTACTTCGTCATCATATGCTTTGATACGTTCATCGCACATTTTCTGTAGTTCCTCTATTTCCTGTATACCCATAAACGGCACGGATTCCTTTACGCGCTCAAAGGTCAACAAGTCCTCGATCATCGGTAAGTATTTATCTTTCATGTAATCTTTTGTTGCCTTGTCAAATGATGCTGCCATAATCATAGATGCCTCATGGTTAGCCGGCACGGTCACGCCTGATAGTTCAAGCAAAGTCTGTCGCTTAAAGTGATAGCCTGTTATTCTACCATCTGCATTCTTGATAAGTTCATACTCAACAGGTTTAAATCCTACGCTTACCATTGTCATATACTTGTTGCGATACATCTGATAGGCTATTTCGGCATCGGGATTGATACTAGCCGGTGCAAACTTCACGCCAATATATAGTGCATCAGTAATCTTGTGACCGATTAACTTTCCCCAAGGAAACTCATCGTAATCATGGAACGGCAAGAATGACAGTTGCTCAATAGGCATGTCAAGCTGCCATCCTGTAACGTCTATAATATCGCCGGTTCTGTCAATTACGTTTGTCGATGCCTTGAACCATATAACGCGGTCATCTTCGATGATCTCTGATACTTCGCCGAGTGCTTTTTGTTTTGCAAGTTCCTGTATTTCTATAATTTCATCCGGCATATTACTCCTTTATAACATCATCCACTTTTGCAAGTGCTGCGTTTTCCTGTTTCTTAAGTCCTTCTTTATACGATCTTTTCATAGGCTTGCTAAACTTCGTTACCATTGCATCAACTCTTTTTACTCTTGCAAGTCGATAGTCTGCTTGTCTAAAGAGCTCCATAAGTTCCTCATTAGTTTCGTCTACTACCGCGCCTATCGTGCAATGACAGTTTATATCCTCTTCAGGTGCCCCCATCCCGCCGGGATAGTCACCGCTTGCGCCGCTTGAAAGTATGAACGGCATGCCCGGTATCACGCGCTGGCCGTCAGCTTCGGCATGAACCTGTCGCGGCTTTTCGCTTTCTTCAGGGTGATGCATCCATTCGGTATACTGAACCACGCCCGATTGTTTATAAGCCGTTGCAATAGAATTATTGACAGTCGAATGGGTTTCGGTTTGCGTAATGACATTTAACCGTCCTTCGCTTATTTCGCCGAACACGCTTTTAATTCTCTGTTTTATCTGGTCTTTTGTTTCGTCATTTAGGATGGCTTCGTCTAATTGTCTTTTGATCTGATCTCTGGTTGTGTCTGTTATTCCTACAATCCTGCTTGCTACTTTGCTTTGTATGTATGCTTGCGCTTCGGATTGATACGGTATTTCACGATATACACCAAGTTCTTTTAAAGTGTCGGCGATAACGGATAACGATATACCTTTGTAAACGTCTTTTGTTGACTTGACAAGTAATTCAGGGCTGATTGCTTTCAATATCTCGTTTACTTCTGCATCGGTCAAGGTCTTTTTTACTGCTTTGATTGCTTTTGCAGGTTCCGGTTTTTCTTCTGGTGTATCGTCAAAAGGTATTTCTTCTACAAAAAACTCATCGCCACCCGGGACAGCTTCATAGCCTATCATTGTTCTAACTTCGTTTTGTGTGAAGTTATTCGGAAATGCTTGCATGACCTTTAATTTATAATCTTTATCAGCAGGTGATTGATTGACAAAGCTCATATAACCGCTGCCAAACTCCGGCATGAGCGATAGGTTAAACGCTTCTTGCCATACGGTTAATTCAGGATTGATAACAGCGTCATAGAAGATCGCCATTGCGCTCTCGATTGTTGCACGGTTGCTGTTCTCTATTACGCCCATTACTTCGGGAGGTATGCCGAATGTCTGATATATGACATCTCTTGAATAGCGCATGGTCGCGTCCATCTGCATTGACTTAAATTCTGAGCCGAGCTTTACAATATCAGCTTTGTCACCCATAAAGTACGGCAAGTGTGATTTTTTATAGCCTTGTAGTTTATTTAACCAAGCCGTTTCAACTCTTTTGATTATGGTTTCATCTGCGCCATCCATCATTACGACAAACGGCGGCGTAGCATCGTTATAAAAGAAGTTACGCAAGAACGCACCCGCTTTATCCTGTGCATCTATCTCATCGGCTAACGAATACCCAAACCCACTACCACGCCCAAACGGATGAGCAGGGTCAGGGTCTTTCAATATGATAAAATCACTTCGCGGGTATACTAACGTCATGCTGTTTTCTATTGATATATCCTCAAGTGTTACGATTATGTTGTCGCCGTCTTCTATAACCCATGTTGACGGGAACGGATAGAGTGCGATCGGTTTATTTCCGCTTCTCATTTTCCATATGTAACATTCGCCGGTTGCGTTATAGAGCAACGATACAAGCATCTTGCCCTGTATCCCCGGTGTAAATCTGTTCATTTTATTTAAAAGAGAAAGAGCCGGATTATTTTTTACCGGCTCTCCGTCTTTATTTTCATTTGTGTATATTTCCCATTTGTTCGTTGCTACTGTAAATGCTATTTTTCGTAGCACACTGTGAAACGTAGGATTTTTCGAGTAAAGGTCTAAAACATCTGCATTATCAAGGTTCGGTGACTGTGTGAATATCTTCGCCATCTGTTCGGTCAGTTTTGGCTTCGATATACCTAATATCTGCTTGAATATGTTCAGATTTTACCCCCTCGGCAATTACAAGACACTGTTCACATTGTTCTGTATCTCCCAAATAGTAATAATACTGTGCAAGGCTATCCCATATAATAAAGACACTTGAGAATGTTTGCTTGATTTCCTCTATGGTCTTTTCATCTATTTCGCGCTTCAGTTGTGCGCTTGCCATAATGAGATTGTTAGCAAAGTGTATCTCCTTGTGGTATTGATAAAATGACTGCATATACTCAAGGAATAACTCGGTATTGCCTTCTTGGATGCCTAGCCGGATTATCTCATTCACAACATCAAGCCCAATATTACGGTTACAGGGAATAACGCTTAACTGTTCGTAGGTGATCTCTTTATTTTCTACACCCATTACCAGAATAGCAGCGCAGTTGTTTATTCTTGTTTCTTCGCCTGCGAAATCGGTATAATGTTCGTCTTTCAAGCGCATGTTGTTTATACACACGAAATAGTTAAATGCATGCATGCTTTTACGAGTAGCTATCGCCATGAAGTAATGACCGTCAGCATCGTCTGGTGATGTGGCTATCATCTTTTCGGCGTATACCTGCATTTGTTCAAAGTTCGATGTCTTCCCGTAGCACTTACAAAGTCCGTTATATACCTGCATCTGTATTTGCTTCCGGACCGTATCAATAGTAGGTAAGCACTGCAAAAACACTCTGATTGCAAGCTCCGGCTTATCTATTACGCCTAAACTCTCGCCACACTTGTAACGATAGTAAGTCATGCTTGAAAGGTCACCGTTCTTTTTGTGTCGCAGGTATTCTAAAAAGTTCTCCCGGTAATCGTTCTTTTGTTTCTCTTGCCTATGCGCTAGTTCCTGATCATAGCCGTGATGCTCAATAATTCCGTTCTCATTCAACACCATTTTAAATACGCCCTCAATTTGATTATGCTTTTCATTGCTTATCGTGATATTCAATCTCGGTATTAGTCTAAAGTTAGTAGAGCCTACCATGCCCTTTACGCCCGCCGTATAGTTATGTTGCCATACTTTTATACTTTCCCCACCGGCCAGAATAGCCTCGTGTATAACCTGCTTTATGGATGATTTACCATTCCATCGCTCGTCAGCATCAATTATGAACACGTAATCCTTTGTCGCGCGTTCAATGGATAATCGCCGGTTAGTAGCGTACCCCACCCAATCGTCATGGTATAGTTTAATTTTAGGGTATTTACGTTGCAGTATCTCAATAACCTTGACCGTTCTATCACTACTTCCGGTATCGCAGATTATAAGCTCATCAACCTGATTGATAAATGACGCGATACACGCCCGCAAGTTAATATGCTTCGGCACGTTTTCACGGTCACGAATAAGATACGCCTCATCCTTGACAATCATACATGCCGATACGCTCTTTTTGCTCTTAATGCGCTCTATACGCCGTTTCGCACCGTGTAATATGCGTTGTGCATGGCTTATGTCTACATTGTGTTTGTGCGCTTTTTTGGCTTCTTTCATTTTAGATTCAAATTGCTTTACAAACGCTTCAAGGGATGATACAGAATAATACCTGCTATAAAAGTTAAATACTTCTTGCAAGTCGGCGTATTCTTTTGTTTCCATGTATTTCGTTACAAGATCATTATGAATATTGACCGGCATACGCTTCCGTTCATACTCCCGCCGCTCTTTCTCTTTCTCTACCGCTTCAAGGTCTGCTTGCGCTCCTAGTATGTTTTGTAGCATGTCCATAGTTACA